ACGGAGCCATGTACATCAAGTACGAAGCGGACGTCATCGCAGAATTGCGTGGCCCCAATTGGAAAGACTTTTGGACGGACATGAAGTCCCCTTCTGAGCGCACCGACGACGAGGTGTTGGAGGCCGCCTTCGAGCAGGACATCTGCCACTGGACATTTTGGAATCCATCCGAGGAGGACGAGTGGTACACAGCCCATGGTTGCCTACTCGAGACCAAGGAGCGGGTGAAGCTATACACAGAGGAACTCCCCGCCACAGACGTGGAGATTGCCGCTGTCCTGCTCAAGATGCGAGGCTTCACAGTATGGGTTCGAGAGGGCGAGGAGCCACCAGGCAAGTGGGCAGGCAAGCAAACGCTCGGTATCAACGTGTGGCAAGACGATTTTTCAGACTCCACAGGGGTGGAAATCTCAGACAGGGAGGTGTCCGATTGGGCAAGGGTATACCACGAGGGTATGCTGTCAGAGACAGAGGATAAGGCATACTGGGAGATTGCCAAACAGCCGAACGAATGGAGGTTCATTGGATGGAGGCACATCTACGGAGAAGACGGACCCATCAGCGAAAAAGTATGACACAAGACGAAATCCAAAAGGTGCAACAGGCACTGATGATGGCGGAGATGTTCTATCTCGCCACCCCAAAGGGGGCAATCGAAGGGCTGTCCAATCCTCTCAGCAAAGTGCTGACCGAGGCAATCACAATCACAGACAAGTACACAGACGAATGACAAAAGCAGAACTCATGTTGGTGCGAGACACACTCTGGAAGGCAAGCAACTGCGTTGAATTTGCAGGGGACATCGACTTGGTAAACAAAATCGATGATGCTATCGACTTGGTAAACAAACAGATTAACAGAAGCAAATGAGTATCATGACAGACGTAGCAACACTCAAGACCATCGAGGTCAAGACAAGTATCGAGTTTTCAAAGGCAACAGACCTGATCGTCGGGGCCTTCGAAGGGGGTAGCAATTACTGGATTAAGAGCATCGATTGGGGTAGCCTTAAGACAAGGCATAAGGAGTCCCCATGGAAAGAGCAGAAGTTGGGGGAGACATACTCAAAGGTCATGTCATGGTGTTGCATCCACGACCTCCGCTTCTACGTAGAGGTGGAGGATGACGACCGAGAACTAAATCACATCACCCTCGCAAGTATTGAGAGGGGCGTGATGACCATGGCAAACTCTTATCCTCGTCACTTCAACGACATGATGAGGGATAATGGTGACGCGACAACAAGCGATGTGCTGTTGCAGTGCATCCTGTACAACGACATAGTGTTTGGGTAACCGCAATGGAAGACGAAGATGATTTGCGCTATGCGCTTGAGATGATGTGTATCGATGACCCTTACAGTTTCGATGAAGCAAACGAACTATACAGCGTTGTTGCTGGCATCATTGGTATGAAGTGAACGTGGTGGGGACCACGGGGTGTTGAGGGTGAGAGCGCACCACCCATTTGAACTTTGTCATCGTGCGTCGAGGGGGTGAGAGGCCCCTACCCCACCCACGTAGCTCAGGGGATAGAGCAACTGCCTTCTAAGCAGTCGGTCATAGGTTCAAGTCCTATCTGGTGTGCCATGTGGACCCTTAGCTCAATTGGTAGAGCAAAAGGCTTTTAACCTTTAGGTTCTGAGTTCGAGTCTCAGGGGGTTCACCATTTTTTAATGCCTTCTTAGCTCAGTGGTAGAGCAGCTCACTTGTAATGAGCAGGTCATCCGTTCAAGTCGGATAGGAGGCTCCATTTTATTTTGTCGGATTGGCGGAATTGGTATACGCAGGAGACTTAAAATCTCCCGACCTAATGGTCTTGCGGGTTCGAGTCCCGCATCCGACACCACGGGGATTAGCTCAGTCTGGTAGAGCATTCGCTTTGGGGGCGAAGGGTCGCAGGTTCAAATCCTGCATCCCCGACCATTTTTTAAAAGGACATTAATGAGTCTAAGCAAAGAAAATAAAAAAGCCAGAAGATATATTCGTTCTCTGGTTGAGCAGGCAGATTGGATGGGGCATGTTGCCTGTTATCCAATTAAGGTCGTGTTCCTTTCCGAAGAAAAAATGGAAGACTGTTATGCGACTACTGAATTAAAAGGCAAGGGAAACAAAAAATATATTGAGATTGCTTTTGATCAAGAATATTTAAATTCGTCTCATGGTCGAGATTTGTGTCGAGTCAATATGATTCACGAACTCGCTCATGCATTTACATGGGTGGGTGATTCAATAGTTGAGGCAGTTAGACCTTGTAAGTATGGTTTACATGGTGCTGACTTTGGATTTGTATATGCTCAACTCTGGACTGATTTGATAGAAGGTCGCGACGATTGATGAAAACAATATCTCCTAAATAGTTTTGTGAGGCTGTGGGAGGATTTATTTGGGACGCAAAAACAGAAGACTCAAGGTTAAGGAAGCTGAACATCTACAACTAGTAGAGGAGAATGCCCACTTGAAAAAGCGTCGTGTTATGGAAGTAACTATAACACCTCGTAATCTTAAACAGAGATATTTGCTAAGTCTTTTGGAGAATCCAAATAAACACATCAATTTTGCAATAGGACCGGCGGGTACGGGAAAGACCCTGATTAGCACGCTCTATGCAATTAAAAAATTTCAAGAAGGGTAAATTAAAAAAATAGTTATCAGAAGACCGGCAGTGAGTGTTGATGAACAACATTGATTCTTGCCGGGAACATTGGTAGAAAAGATGGGTCCGTGGACACGGCCAATGTTCGATATATTTTAGGAGTATTATGCTCCATATCAAATAGAAAAAATGATTAAAGATAACGTAATAGAAATCGCTCCGCTCGCATATATGCGTGGACGAACTTTCAAAAATGCTTTGATCATTGCCGACGAAATGCAGAATGCAACTGACAGTCAAATGAAAATGCTCTTGACAAGAGTCGGCGACTGTAGTAAACTTATGGTCACAGGAGATTTGGAACAGCACGATAGAGGATATCAGGATAACGGATTGAAAATGTTTACTGATAGGCTTACCCAATATCATAGTGATATGATTGGAGTTGTCGAATTTTCTTCAGATGAAGTTGAGCGACACCCTGTTGTTTCGGAGGTTTTAAATATTTACGCTAATTACTAATGAATAACCCGTTAGAACGGGAGGAATTTTATTATGATTATTATTGAATGGCTGGTTAAGTTTTTAACAGACTCACCAGCCCCACTCGTTCTAACGGGTCTTTTGTATGCTGGGCAGATGATTGCCTATTTACGACAGAATGAAGTGGGAATGGCAATTACTTTTGGTGCATATGCAATTGCCAATATTGGATTTGTTATTGACTTTACGAAAAGGTTTAATTGAAATGGAGAATGATTTTGGGAATTGATATTTTAAAGTTTTATCGTATGAATGATTATGTAACTCTCCCGAAGATGGCAACCACCGATTCAGCATGTTTTGATTTTCATGCTAACTTTCGAGGTGTTGCGATGGTGAGTTGTCGAAGTGAACAGAATGAACCATATGAAGTAGATCCTATGCTGTCGTCTACTGACACCAACAATAGCTTCATTCTCAGACCAAACCACAGAGCATTAATTCCGACAGGATTGATTGCCGATATTCCAAGTGGGTATTCAATTAGAATTCATCCTCGTTCTGGTCTTGCCTTCAAGAGTGGTGTTGCGTTGAGTAATCAAGAAGGTATCGTGGACGCAGACTACAAAGAACAAATTTTTATTTCTATGATTAATTTTTCTGTGATCCCGAAAAAGATTATACATAATGATAGGATTGCTCAAGGTGAGCTTGTTTCTTTATCTAATTATTGGATTCGTGAAATTGATGAAGCTCCTTCCAGAACCACCAATAGAGTGGGTGGTTTTGGTTCAACTGGAGAATAGATTCTGGGGGTATTGATGTGAAGTTAGAAGTTTCGATGGAGGACATGAGAAAGAAGAAAATCTTTATCGGTACTCCAATGTATGGTGGGCAATGTCATGGGATGTATTCAAAGTCCTGTAATGTTCTTGCCGCGATGGGCGCACAAATGGGTGTCGAGATTAAGTTCTTTTACCTGTTTGATGAGAGTTTGATTACTCGCGCTAGGAATTATATTTGTGACGAATTTATGCGATCTGGATTTACTCACTTGGTTTTTCTTGATAGTGATATTGGTTTTAACCCGCACGATGTTCTGGCGTTAGTCGCTTTATCTAACGAAGATTCTGATAAAGATATTGTGTGTGGTCCATATCCGAAGAAGTGTATTGCGTGGGAACGAATTGCTTCTGCTGTTACACATGGGGTTTCTGCAACTGATCTAGAACAATATGTTGGTGATTATGTTTTCAATCCTGTTGGCGGCGCACAGCAAATGGCTATCAATGAGCCTGTTGAAGTTCTAGAAGGCGGCACTGGATTTATGTGTATCCAGAGACATGTTCTAGAAAAGTATGCCGAGGAATATAAAGATATTGCTCTTTATCTCCCAGACCATAATCGTTCAACAAATTTTGATGGAAGCAGAGAGATTACGGCATTCTTTGATACGGTCATTGATCCAGACTCTCGTAGATATCTATCTGAAGATTATATGTTCTGTCAGTGGTCGCGAAAAATTGGGTTCAAGGTTTGGATGTGTCCGTGGATGCAGTTGCAGCATGTAGGTTCATATGTATTCTCTGGAAATCTTTCGGCGATTGCACAACTCCCTAATGCGACTCATGGTGGAGTTTCAGATGTTCCTGCACCAAAGACAGCGGAAGCAAGAACTCAATATGATCCACTTAATATTCAACCACCCGCTGCTATTGCCCCGCCACTTCCTTTTCCAAAACTTGATGAAGGTCAGTTAGCTTCTCGCGCAGAGCGAAGAAGAAAGGAAGCCGAAGAGCGGCGTAAGAAAAGAAAGGTGAAGAAGAAGAGTAAATCATAATGTGGAAATATAGTGAACTGGATAATCTGGATGAAGTGAAGGATTATATCGCGAAGACATATTCTTCACACTATGTTGGAAAAGACGATGATGGAATTCAGATTCAGGATTTGTTGGATTCAATTGGTGTGGCAGAAAAGTTTTGCCAAGGAAATGCGATGAAATACATTGCACGATATGGTAGAAAAAATGGAAAGAACAAAATGGATTTGCTCAAGGCAATCCATTACACGCTTTTGATGATGCATTTTAGTGAAAAAAATAATGGAGAATTTGATAATGAAGATTAGTGAAGACACGCTCTCAATACTTAGCAATTTTGCTTCTATCCAAAATTCGATTGTTGTGGATAGCGGTTCTGGCTTGAAGACTATTTCTGAGGATCGAACCATCATGGCACATGCGGTGGTGGACGAAACTTTTCCAAAGAAGTTTGGTCTTTATGATTTGAATGAGTTTTTGAGCGCAACGTCTCTTCTTGAAGATAGTCCAGTTTTTGAGTTTGAAGATCAGTTTATTTTTGTTGAGTCTTCTGATTCAAATCGAAAAATTCGTCTTGAATATTCTGATCCAGTCCTTTTGCAAAGTTGCGTTCCCGGTGGAACAATCTCTCTTCCTGATGACCCAGACTTTAAGTTTATCTTGACGAATGATAACGTCAAGACGATTAAGAAGTCTGCTGGTGTTCTCAATCTTCCTCATGTATGTTTCAACATGAAAGGTGACAGTATTGTTGCTTCGGTTGCAGACAAGTCTAAGAAGTCTCTCAATGGATTTGATATAAAGATCGCTGATGTTGAGATTGCTGGAGATTCTGATTTTTACACGACGCTGAATGTCGATACTGTAAAACTTTTTCCGGGTGATTATGTGGTGAGTCTTTATCGTACTGGAGTGTGTCACTTCTTTAATAAGAATCTTGATTTGGAATATTTCATCGCACCACAAACAAACTATTCTGTGGTGTCTGAATAAGGGAATTTATTATGAACGTTCGTGATGATTTTGTTTGGTGTCAGAAGTATCGACCCCAAACAATTGACGATTGCATCCTCCCCAAATCATTGAAAGAAACATTCAAGGATTTTATTGCAAATGGGGCTATCCCAAATCTGCTGTTTTCGGGTTCTGCTGGAACGGGAAAGACTACTGTAGCAAGAGCGTTGTGCCAAGAACTTGGTGTTGATTATATCATCATCAATGGGAGTGAAAGTGGAAACATTGACACTCTTCGCAATGACATTCGCAACTTCGCTTCTGGTGTTTCTTTTACCAACAGCGGAAAGCGAAAGATTTTTCATTCTCGACGAGGCTGATTATCTAAACCCGTCTTCAACTCAACCTGCTCTCCGTGGGTTTATTGAAGAGTTTTCTCAGAACTGTGGATTTATCCTTACTTGCAATTTCAAGAATCGAATCATTGAACCGATTCATAGTCGGTGTAGTGTAATTGATTTTCGATTTAGTAAGCAAGATAGTCCAAAACTGGCACTTCAATTCCTGAAGAGGACTATTGAGATTCTGGAAAAGGAAAATGTTAAGTATAGTGAGAAGGTTCTTGTTGAACTTATCATGAAGCATTTTCCTGACTTCAGAAGAATTCTTAACGAGCTTCAGCGGTATTCTGTTTCCGGTGAGATTGATGCTGGCATTCTTACCAATATTAGTGATAAGTCTATCAAGGATTTGATGGGATTTCTAAAGGAGAAGAACTGGAAGGATATGAGAAAGTGGGTTGTCCATAATTTGGATTCTGATCCATCTCGTATTTTCCGTCTTATCTATGATGGATTGTTTGGTTCTGTGAAACCTCAAAGTGTTCCGAAGGCGGTTTTGACCTTGGCTGATTATCAGTACAAGGCTGCTTTTGTGGCTGATGCAGAAATAAATTTGGTTGCTTGTTTAACTGAACTGATGGTAGAATTGGAGTATAAGTAATGGACATTTCAGAAAATCTTTCCACTGTTAGTAGAGATAGTGGATTCTATATCGTTGACTTTGAAAGTGTGGAGTTTGATTTGGAGCCGAGTGCAAAGGTATTCGGACCCTTTCTAACACTAGAAGCCTCGGCTCGATTTGCTAAGTATCTTGCATCAGGATATTCATCCGAGAGCGGAATGCTTTTTACCCAAGAAGAGGATGATGATTAATGGCTAAACTTGGGGATTTTCTAACTGCTATTAATCTTAGCAAGAAAATTTTGATGGAAGAAGATTCATTAACAGAAAAAGAGTATCCTCCCTTCGTGATCAATCGCTCGCTATCATATTTTCAGGATACTGTGCTTTATGCAAATGAGATGAACCTTCGGGGAAATCTCGACAATCGGCTTCAGAATGACTATTTACTAAATAGTGTCAGGAAAAAGAAACGATTTTCGAGATGGTTGAAGCCAGAACAGGATATTGATGTTGATGCGATCAAGGAGTATTATTCTTGTAGTGAAATGAAGGCACGCGAGATGTTTAGCGTATTGACGGGCGATCAGTTATCTCTTATTCATAAACGTTTGAAAAGAGGTGGTTTACAAAATGGAAAGCGAACCAAGAAAAGATGATGATCGAAAATATACAGAACCCAACCTGAGTTCACTCGTCGAGATTGAATTGAATGATGACGATGATTTTTTGAAGATTCGAGAAACTCTTACTAGAATTGGTATCGCTTCAAAGAAAGATCGAACCCTATATCAATCATGTCACATTTTACACAAACGCGGCAAGTATTACATCGTTCACTTCAAGAGGCTTTTTGCTCTGGATGGTAAGCCTTCTAATTTTGATGAAAATGATGTTGCCAGAAGAAATACAATTGCAAATCTTCTAGCAGAATGGGAACTTTTAAGTTTGGTTGATGTTGAAAAAAGTTCTGAACCAACAGTGCCAATGAATCAGATTAAAATTATCGCCCACAAAAGTAAAAGCGATTGGAATTTAATCACAAAGTATAACATAGGAAATAGTTCAAAATAGGAGTGTGTTTTGGAACTTGTTGAAGCCAGTCTAAATCGAATCTATCAAAAAACGAAGAACCATGCTGTTGGTGCGGTCACTGCCTTTCGGGGTGACAAAACCAAGGCAGAGAATAAGGCAAATAACAAAAAGGTTCTTGCGTATCTTTTGAATGCTGGCTACTCGGTCATCAAGGTGAAGGGTAGTTATCTTGAAAACTTTGAGTAGCGATACCCAGCGGGAGGTTGGAGAAGAATCTTTTTTTGTTGCCAATTATAAGATTGAAGGTGATGATGGTGGTCAGCTTGAACGTGATTTGATTAAGCTGGGTCGCCTTTATGATCAAGACAGTATCTTGAGTGTTCCTTTTGAACAAAAGGGTTATCTGTATGGAACATCAAAACGAGAAGACGGCTTTCCTGACTACAATAAAAAGGTAGTTGTTGGTAAACCAGTATTTGGTGATGCCAAGGGTGAATTTTTCTCTCGCGTAAAGGGGAGAAAATTTGCTTTTGAATCATACGAAGAGGCTTCAATGCCCATGACATATAACGGAAAGTGGGCTGTTTCACTTTACGCGAAAGAAATCCGCGAAGAGTTGAAAAAACTTGAAGATTAGGGTTGACAGATAAGTATTCCGTGCTTATCTTTAAGGTCAAACAAATGCCGAATTGGGTTTGTTTGAATTAAATATAACTTGCTTAATTAAGGAGAAATAGTATGACACGATTAGTACCATCTAATATTTTTAACGAACTTAGACACGATCCTTTCCTTGTTGGATTTGATCAGTTTTTTGATAGACTGGTTTCAACGGGTGCTGGAACTACACAGGCAGCATCGTATCCTCCGTATAATATCGTAAAGGTTTCAGAGGATGAATTTCGCATCGAGATTGCGATTGCAGGATTTAGTGAAGATGATGTGGAAGTAACCGTTCAAGACGATAAACTAACAGTAGAATCTGTTAAAGATCATTCTGCTGGGGTTGGTGACGAAGTTCTGATTCATCAGGGAATTGCAGAACGTAACTTTAAAAGAGTTTGGACATTGAGTCCCACCATTGGTGTTACGGGTGCAAAGTTTGTAAATGGTCTTCTCACGGTTAGTCTTAAAAACGAGACTCCTGAGAAGTTGAAACCCCGAAAGATACCGTTCAGCTAATCTTTCGGTTAGACCGGGGGGAGCTTTTGCTCCCCCCTTTTTTATGTTAGGAGATGTTTTATGTTTATTTTTAGTAAGCCCGATAGAGATATTGATCGTGTTTTTATTCATTGTTCTGCATCAGGATTAGCGGCGCATGACGATGTTGAAGTGATTCGTAGCTGGCACCTCAAGAATGGTTGGAGTGATATTGGTTATACCTATTACATCACTTTTGATGGAACTGTTCACCGAGGAAGGGATGTTGAAATTACTCCAGCAGCACAGAGAGGTCACAATACAGGAACGATTGCAATTTGTCTTTCGGGTCTTGCGGTAGGCGACTTTACTCAAGAACAGTTTGAGTCGTTGAGAAATTTGTGTGAACAAATTGATGACCGGATTCCTGATGTAACCTTTCATGGTCATTGCGAAGTTTCTGATAAGGAATGTCCTGTCTTTGATTACAAGGAAATTCTAAATCTAACTGATTTGGGGGTGATTCAGCGGACATCTTCTTTGTATGATTATGCTGATGAAGTTGCTAAACTCAATGCTGGAATTGTTGAATCCAAAAAAGAATTTATTAAATTGTTTGAGGAATTGATGGGTATCGAAGAAGGTGTGAATGATTTAATTGTTCGCACTCGTGAATTGGGAGATGAAATCGAAAAATTATAGGATTATATTATGGCATTTTATACAAACGTAAGAGCTGTTGGAAACCAGATTTTCCTTCGTGGCGTGGATGATCTAGGAGACCGATTCTCTAAGAAGGTTCGATACAGTCCAACACTATTTCCTTCTTCAAAGAAAATTACGAAGTACACTACCATTGATGGTAAGTATGTTTCTCCAATTTCTTTTGGTGGATTAAAAGAAGCCAGATCCCGCATTGAGGGTTATAAAGACGTTGAAGGTTTCAATCTTTACGGCTTCGACAAGTTTGATACTACATTTATTGGTGATGAGTATCCCGAAGAAATCGAATATGATTTTGGAAAGATCATGGTTGCGAATATTGATATTGAGGTTGCCTCTGATGAAGGTTTTCCTCATGCAGAGTTTGCTGCCTCTCCAGTAATTTCAATTGCGGTGAAGTTCAATGAAGCATTTTATGTATTTGGTTTTGGGGAGCCTGATGGTTGTAAAATACAGGAAACCCTTGCAGAAAGAGATATCATCTATGTTTCTTGTGATAATGAGATTGATCTTCTTGATCGTTTTCTTTATACTTGGAATGAGTTTTCTCCTGATATCGTTACTGGATGGAATGTAAATGGATTTGATATTCCTTATCTCTACAATAGAATCAATAAGGTAATTGACGAGAAGACTGCAAAGACTCTTTCACCGTGGAAATTTGTTTCTTTTAGAAAGTTTCATTCTGGCTTTGGTCGAGAAGAGACTCGTCTTACCTTGAGTGGTATTTGTGTTCTTGATTATCTAGAGCTTTACAAAAAGTTTACATATGTTAATCGAGAGAGTTATCGTCTAGATTATATTGCGAACGTTGAGTTGGGCGAGAGCAAACTTTCTTATTCAGAATTTGGCAGCTTGCATACATTATACAAGCGGGATTATCATAAGTTCATTGAATATAATGTGAAGGATGTTGAGCTTGTTGGTCGGCTTGAAGATAAGATGAAGTTGATTGAGATGGCTGCTGCTCTTGCGTATTCTGCAAAGGTTAATTTGGATGATGTTTTCTCACAGGTGAGAATGTGGGAAAGTCTTTGTTATCACCATCTTCGCAAAACTAATCGAGTCTATCCCCCAAGAAAGATCACTTCAAAGAGTGAACAGTTTGAAGGTGCATATGTTAAAGAGCCTCATGTGGGATTTCATAAGTGGGTTGTTTCTTTTGATTTGAATTCATTGTATCCTCATTTGATGATGCAGTATAATTTGAGTCCTGAAAAGTTGGTGACAGAAAGTCAAGCAAACAACGATCTTGTTGAATCTCTGAAGCGTGGACCTTGGGATACCATTGCCAGTTATGATAAACTTATTGAAAAGGATTTTGACACATCACTGTTAAAGCGGGATGATCTTACGGTCACACCAAACATTATGTTCTTCAAGCGAGACTCTCAAGGATTCCTTCCTGAGATTCTGGAGGATCTTTATAACAAACGAAAGTCTTCAAAGAAGAAGATGCTCGAATGTCAGCAATTAGCAGAAGGTTCAACTGGATATGAAAAACAAAAGTATTTGAATTTGATTTCCAAACATAATAATGATCAGCTTGCTAGAAAAGTTCAATTGAATAGTGCGTATGGTGCATTGGGAAATCAATACTTCAGATTCTATGATCTTCGTATTGCGGAGGCTGTTACCAAAGCTGGTCAGCTTTCTATTCGTTGGATCGAACAGAGAATGAATGAATATTTGAATAATGTTTTGTCCACTGAAAATGTTGATTATGTAATCGCAAGCGACACAGATAGTATCTATGTTGTTCTCGACAAACTAGTTCAAAATGTATTTGCTGATGATTCAGATAAACAAAAGATAGTTAGGTTTTTAGACGAAGTATGCAGCAAAAAGATTGAACCTTACATCGACAAGTGCTATACTGACCTTGCTGAATATATGAATGCGTATGACCAAAAGATGGTTATGAAAAGAGAAGCAATTGCTTCGACTGGATTGTGGACTGCCAAAAAGAGATACGTTTTAAACGTGTATGATAATGAAGGAGTTTCTTACAACGAACCTAAGTTAAAGGTGATGGGACTAGAAGCGGTTAAGTCATCGACCCCAGAAGTATGTCGCGACAAGATTAAAGGCACTTTGTCTATTATGATGAACGGGTCTGAAAAACAAATTCAAAAATATATTGCAGAATTTAAAGAAGAGTTTTTCGGTCTTTCCGCAGAGGATGTTGCTTTTCCTCGTGGTGTGAATGGAATTAAAAAGTATGAGGAAAACAACAAATACATAAAAGGCACACCCATTCATGTGAAAGGTTCTATTATTTACAATCGGTTAGTCAAGGAAAATAATTTAAATTTGATGTATCAAGAAATTCGTGATGGAGACAAAATTAAGTTTTTATATCTCAACAAACCAAATCCTTGTGGCGAAAGTGTTATTTCTATTTCAAATAATTTGCCAGAGGAATTTGGGTTGAATACATATATTAACTATGATATGCAGTTTGTTAAATCATTTCTTGATCCCGTAAAAGTGTTGTTGGACTGTATGGGTTGGAAATCCGAAAAGACCAGCACGCTAGAGAGGTTTTTTGTATGACAAATAATGAAAATATTAATGATGAAATTGAGTCTGAATCGTTTGATAATGCTTTAGAAGCTCAAAACTCTGCGAACGAAGTTCTTGGTGCTTTGTTTGGTTCTGAATGTGACTGTTTAGAAAAGGCTGGCATCTTTATGCTAATGGATGATATTAAGAATGATTCCGTTCGACCAGTAATTGATTGGATTTTTAGGAACAATCTTTCACCAAACCAACCAGAACATTTAACTTTAATTTTGAATTCTGGTGGGGGTAGCGTGACAGATGCATTCGCGCTTATTGATACTATGCGAGGTTCTGGTATTCCTATTCATACAATTGGTTTAGGTGAAGTATCTAGTGCCGCTTTGATGATCTTTATGTTTGGAGTGAAGGGTTATCGACCTCTTTCTCCACACACTTCAATCTTGTCTCTTCATTATTCTCGGGGTATCTGTGGCTCAGCACATTCACTTATTATTCTGGTCAGATTGGTTGTTCTAACTGCAACTA